GCGAGCCTAATCATCCAGTCAATGTCGTCTGATTGAAGGATTTTTACGGGGTCTGTCCCGAATAGTTCGCCAAGTCTGGCGGCCGTTTTAATTTCCGGCGAATCGACTAGTTCGTCGAAGACCCCTTCGAGGGGTCCACGGCATCAACCGTATCCGAGTAGCCAGATGCATCAAGAATTGCCAATGCAGCAGCCTCAACGTGTGGGTCCACACCAAAGAAAGCTCTAACGCAGTCTGGAAGTGGACGTGATGTCTCAGTCATCTCAAGGAGAAGTGGTGAAGCAAATGTGATTTCGTTTCCATTTTCGTCAAACACTTCTTCGCCATCAATTTCAATACCGACAGTTGTGTGTCCGATGACCATGCATGCAAATTTTGTTGCATCAAGACCATTTCGCGAATCTTCACCAGATGCTTTGCGCCAGTTGCGCATTTGATTCTGAGTGATGTTCGGACTAATGCGAACATGAACACCAGGACGTTCTGGAACCTCAAGAAGAACCACAGTGCGTTCTACCTTCTTGGTAATAACTTCACGAAGTCGGTCTAATGCAGTATCGCCCTTCGGGGCGGCCTCTGCTTTAGCCTGCTTTGCTTTTGCTGGTGAAACTGGAACTTCTACTTCTGTGCTGTAAAGGCTGTTGTCGCTCATGTAGCAAAAACTACCACACAGACACTGGGGTCCAGTGCAACTACTTTTTAGCTAGTTTTAAAGAAACTAGGCTGTTGGGGATTCAACGTCCTGGATTGCAAATGTCAGAGCAAATGTTGCTGGTGCGCCTGATGATGAGTCGCCATCTGGTTCTGTGATTCCAACAAGAAGGGCCTTGTAGTAGACGCGGTCAGTACCAGGAACTGCAAGGTCGCAGTCAAAAACCTGAACTGTTACGTCGTACTCTGCGCGACCAACGAGTGGGCGGAGACGAGCAATCTTCTCTGCGATTCCAGTTCCAAGCTCTGATGCGACTCTGTCTGAATCGTAGTGAGCTGTCAATGTGATGTCACCAATTTCTGATGGAGCACAAAGAACTGTCGGGCGAAGCTTTCCGCCTTCATAAATCTTCTCAACGGAGGCAGTTATTTCACCACCAGAGACCTGAGCGAACTTAAAGTTTGTCCACTTAGGGTGTGTCTGGTTAATTGGCACAATACTTCCAAGTACTTGCCTTTGCGAAACTTTTGTATTTGGCATGCTTTATTCCTCCGTTAGACGACTGACGCCGTAAGGTTTGACTTGATAATGTCGACTTCGATTTTGTCGCCGACGCTGCTCACGCGAAGACCAACTTTTGCCTTCACAGTGCCACCGGCAAGCTGTGAAACTGGGTTGAGCTTTGCATCGCATCGGACGGTGAAACCTGAGTCAATCTTTCTTCCGTTTACATCAAAGGCCTCAAACAAAGCTCCGATGTCGCGAAGCGGGGAAAGAATTGCAATGAGTCGTGACTCGATTGCGCTGAAGATTGTGTTTCTTCCGTCAATCGTGCTGAAGACGAGGTCTTCAAGGCTTCTGCCAGCCTCAATAACAACATGGTTCACGGTGTCTTGAGCTGTGATGTATCTGAAGTTCTCGTCATCGGCTGACAATGAGCGTGCACCGTAGATTCGAACAGAATTCTGAATGATTCTAATTGCATTGACGCAATTGTCATCAAGCGAGTCTCCGTTTGTCTTATCGATGTCGGTCTTCACGCCAGCAACGAATCGTGATGCTGAGAGCAAACCAGCAGCTGGAACATGTGAGCCAGTCTGGTTATGAGCAGTTGCTCTCTTTGCTGCAACGTAGCCAACTGGTGGGATAAAGCGTGTTACGCCATTAATTGTGGTCGGAACCTCAATCCATGGGTAGTACAGGGCTGCATGCTCTGCGTTGTCGCCTGCCTGCAAGCCAAGTGCTGTTGCTTTAACAGCGGCGATGCTTGCATTTTCTACGTCATGAAGAATTGCAATTCTGCTGTTTGTATTTGCGTGTGCTATCAAAGCATCGTGCATTGTTGAGTTTGAAATTTCAGGGCATGTTACAGCACCAGAACCAAGTGCTCCGTTGAACAGGTCAAGTGAGTCGATATAGTCACCGACAACAACAGTTGAACCAGCAACTCCAGTCGAAAGAGCAGTTGCGGCAATTGCTACAGGAAGAGTTGTTGCTCCGTCTGTTGCTGATGCTGAAACGTACTGAGCTGCTACTGCGCTGAGGTTAATTCTTCCAGCTGCTTGTGCTGCTGACGTTACGGTTCCAGTTGAGTAGACAAGAACATCTTGGTAGTAAATATTGACTCTGAATGATGTGCCTGCAACAACTTCAACCACTTCAACGTCTACATCGGCGCTCCATACTCCAGGACCGTTTGCGTCGATTGTCAAAACAGGAGCTGCGGATGAGTTATCGAGCTCAAGTGTTCCTGATGTTGCTGATGCGCCTACGGTGCGAGCAACATAGCACTGTGTGCCACCTTCTTCAAAAAATGTTTCAACTGTTGGGTGCAGGTATGAACTTGAAAGGTAACCACCGAACTTTGCTTCAAAGTCCGCAATGCTCTCAATGAGTACTGCTTCATCGGCTGGTCCGCGCTGTGCTTTACCAACGACAAAGAGCTGCGATGATTCGCGAACCGTTGTTGCTGATGGACCTGTTCTTACTGCTGTTGAAATGACTACACCGGGCATTGGACACTCCTGTTGCTCGTTTTAGGATTGGAATCCCGCTTATTAGTTTCAATTGTACAGATGCAAAACGTTTTTCTAATGCAACTGTTAAAAAGATTTGATGTAAACGGTTTTATGTTTTAAACCTTTTTTATTGTACTTCACGCAGGCTCAAATGTTGGTAGCTCTTTTATGTCGCCCGTGTCTGGGTCTATCTGGGCACCGGTCTGAGTGACTTCGAGGTCAAATACTTGAACCGTACCGATTGGCTCTCGTGTGACAATTTCGTCGATTTGCAGAGTGTAAGAAATATAGGAACCTGCAAGGAATCTGTCGCCTTTCAACAGGGTTAAGTCAGAGAACTCTTCACGAAGGGTTGACTCGTCAATCATTGCACGAAAAGAGTTTCTATCGTCGTACGCCTTTAGGCACGGGTAGTCAAGAAGTGAGGCTCTAAGAATGGTAGTCAAGCGGTCCCTCATTGTCGTTACTAGCTCTGCGCCATCTGCTCTTGCCCAAACGTATGTTCGCATTGAGTAGTCAACCCGATAAAGAGGGTCCGGTCCGTCGTAGCCAATTCTTTCAAATTTGCTAGTAGATATTGCCGCAGTGATTATTGTCGGCCAAGTATCCATTGCGATTGGTTCGTGGATGAAGAAATCAAGTGGGGTTGGAAGGGTGATGTCGTCAACGTTCCACCCATTTCGGTAGCTGATTATTCTGATAGGGATATCTAATTTAAGATATTCATTGACATATGACTTAGCAAACTGAGGTCCATGCATCAAACTCATAAGATTCCTTCCTCACCAAGAACCATGTACTTGACCATACTGATTCCAAGTTCTCGTGGGAACTCTCTAGGAGTAAATACTATTTTTCGTGCTGGCATTTTTGTTGTTCCGTACTGATGAAACTTTGCGTACTCTACATTTGTTCCAAACGTAGCTGTATCTTTTTCTATGACATTAACTGCAGAATCGTTCATGTTGATAAGACTTCTAAAAAGGTTTCCAGTCTGAACCATCGTTCCGCGTCCGGGGAAGCGTGCTGACTTCCAAGTTCCGTAGTCTTTATCAAGAGGCGCCCATGGCTTGCCGCTTGGAAGGCCATTCGCCATGAAGTTTGCTGCATTAGCTAGTTCGAGCTGACCCTTTGCCCACCTGAAAACAGGTCGCATATCATTCGCCCTGTCTTTCATGTTTTCTAGAAGCTCAAGGACGTTATCTGCCTTGACTTCAACTTCAATCGTTATCCTGCCAGTTGTCCTAGCCATTACGCAACTCTAACTCTTCTGTACTTCCTGACAGAGGCAAGCTCGCGGTCGCTAAATCCTGTTTCCAGTGGGGCGACGTTTCTTGTGTTGAGGTCCTTAACACCAACAACGTCATCGTGCATGTTTTGCATTTCACGAGTCGCGGCACGAAGAATCATCAACTTAAACATCTTTATGTTCTCACCATCAAGTCCAGCCGTGTAGTTAACCGTCACTATGTCATTGGAGAATCCGAAGAAGTAATCAATCCCAAATCGCCTAACGACATAGTCGCTTTCTGGAACGAGCACCCGTTCAGCGCCAAACTGGGGCTTGACAGTAACCTCAATCACGGAGACCACTGGTGAATTGCGCAGATATATAGTCTGCGGTGGCTCTGTGTAAACAGTATTTTCTACAGGACTTGTGGTGCTGAATGAGTCTCCAACTGGTCTGTTCACGGAGAGAAAGGTTCCCATTGGAACGCCGAGATGGCCTGAGTCAAGAACGTATTCTTCGGTGAACTCTGTCGGTTCAATAGGTCTTCTTAGGTATGCCTCTAACTCGCTCTGTAGGCCTTCAAGAACCATCACCGCAGCATCTTGCTGACGCAGGGATAGAGAGATGTCCATATATGTGACTAAATCTGGAACTGATACGAGCATGGCTTACCTCTGAGGTTGCAACTTTTCAGTCCAATTGTAGCACTTTAAAGAAAAGCACTAATTATTTACAGCTTAATAATTAAGTTCTAACGACTTTTCTTGGCTGCTTTTTTAACTGGTCGTGCAGCCTTCTTGGCTGTCTTCTTTGCCGTTTTCTTGGCAGCCCTCTTCTTGGCGGCCTTCTTTCTAGAAGCGGCTTTCTGGGCGGCCTTTTTCTTGTCGGCTGCAGCCTTTAGTTCTGCCGTTCTTTTTCTTGCTCTTGCAGCAATTTTCCCAGACTCATTGAAAAGTGCATTGGCTTTTCGGGTGGATGGAGCGCCTTTTCCTCCTGTCCTATAAGCGTTCAGCTGTCTGGCTATTTGCCTCTGTCTTGCTAAATCTTTTTTAGTTGCTCCAGCACCCTTCAATGCTTCCGCAAGCTTCTTTAGCTCAGCTTGCCCACGACGTGAAATCTGTCCTTTTTTTCTGATTTCTTTTTGTCTACGGTCAACATTGAGTGCAACTTCGGCAAGTGTCGGACCTTGAATTGGCTGTGGCATATTAATTATTCCTCATTTTTGGACGGATTAATAAAGTAATTATATCACCGTCACCTATCTGGATTCGGTGGTCTTTCTACAACTGGTTCGCTGTCCACTGTTCCGGCAGGGGCCTCAATTGGGACCCAGGCGCGAGAGTATGTGTGTTCGGCTATGTTTCTCGTCTTTATGATTGACGCCTCCAACATTACCTCAAGCTCGTCAGTCTTCATGCACAAAAGAGAATCAAAATCGTGGCGATTGTATTTGCCAGACTGTTTTAGCTTTCGTACGATGTTTGAAATCTTCTTTGACACAAGATTGCCGCGACCCCTATTCAGGCGTAGGTGCATCATCATTGCCGTAAGACCGTCACAATCGTGTTCGATTACTGGAATCATGTCCCCGTGAGCATCAATAATTCTGGAAACGTTTAGGGCAAGTCTCAGTCTTTCGCTGCCATCAATGACCTCTTTGGTTGAAGCGCGAATATGGATTGGTTCGATAAACCCAAACTCCATTAAAGACGCAGAAAGCACTAGAAGGTCAGGGCGAAGTATGTACGTTGCTTTCCACTCTGGGATTTTCAAATCACTTGCCTTAACGTAATTAATATTCAAATGTTTCACGTTGTTCCTCTGTTTGTTCAATAGTTCTTACAGCATGTGCCTTTGTCTTAGGGCCGACTGGTGTTGGAGAGTTTGAGTCAAACTGATTTAGAAGAAGCGTTCTAATCAAGTAATTGAGCGGATACCCGCCTGGGTCTGTTGCTTGCTTCTGTCTAAACTTTGCAACGAAGGTTCTTGCAGAACGCGCTGCTTCTTCGCCGATAATAAAATCATTAATGAAGTTTGACGCACCAGTAAAACCATCCTTGGCATACTTGGAAATCAACTTTTCAACATCGAAGTCTTTCCATATTCTTCTTTGAGCGTCAATGTGCGGGAAAC